CCACAAACGTCGTCGAAGGATAAGTTTTTATACATTGGAGAAGATAAGATAAGCGCATAATGAGCGAAGGCTGTTTTTATTCTGCCACCTTCCGGGGGCCGTAATTGGCCCAACCGTGCTCGATTTGTCAACACGAAAAGAGGGCGGAGATAGACCGGGCTATCCAGGAAGGGCAGACTTTAGCGTCCATTGGCCGCCAATTTGACGTCAAATATGGCGCTTTAAAGAACCATAAGAACCACATCAAAGCCAAAGTGCAACGCGCCGCCGCGAAAAAGGAGAGAGTCATTGCCGACGACGCTCTGAAATGGCTCGACGAGGCTCACGATGTGGCCCTTCGGGGCGCTCTGATGGCCGAGAAGGACCACAAACCTGGCGTCATGGTCCAATATGCCACCTCTACGGCGGCTCTCGTGGCTCGCATTCTGGAGGTCACTGATTACAAGAAGCTGAAGGAAAGAGTGGACGAGATTGATCGTCGACTCAAGGGGGCGTAATGTCGGCCATCCTATCGGCCATCTCCGGGACCGTGGGGCGGATCGAAAAAGTCATGACCACCCCCCAAGTCCTCGCCACGACCGAGACGGGCCAGGAGGAGATCGACCCTCGGGCATTGATGCGGTCGTTCATGGCTGCGGTGGAGTTTCAGAAGATCACAGAGCACGATCCTCTTTTTGGAGCTCTTTCGATCGCCCTACCGGACCCGGAGCAGGGGCTCATCTACGAATGCCTCCGGAAGCTCGCACAAGGTGAGGAGCCTGTGAAGGGCGAGGATCTCTTTTTGCCATCCGGGAAGTCTCGCGAATTCCTCCTTACTCCCCCGAAGCGGCTCAATGTCATGTGGGGGGCCGTGAGGTCGTCCAAGTCGGTGACGGCGGATCTCTATTGGCTCAACCGGATAGCAAACAATCCGAGGGCCAAGCCCTGGATGATCGGCCAGACTCTTGACACTTTGCGGGATAATGTCATCAACCCTCTGGAGGACTTGCTACCTGCAGCTATAGATTACACTACAGGATGGCGAGAGTGCTACATTTTCGGCGTGAAGTGTAAGCTCAGAAGCGCTTCCTCGAAGGCTCAGGACAAGAAGCTGAAGGGCGGCACCATGACCGACCTCTACGGCGACGAGATGACCACCTGGCCGGAGAACGTGACGAAGATGGCCCTCTCCAGGCTTTCGACTCCGGGGGCGACGGGGATCTTCACCACCAATCCCGAGGACGAAGATCACTACACATGGCGAGACTTCCTCTCCCCCGAGTCTCAGGAGAGGCTCAACGCCCCCGGTCTCGGGGGTATCCGGACCTGGCAATTCTATCTCCCTGACAATCCCAGCCTGACCCCTGAGTACATCGCCTCTCTGAAAGCCGAGTATCCCGAGGGGACGGTCTGGCATTCTCGGCTCATTCAGGGGCGTTGGGTCATAGCCGAGGGCCGGATCTGGGACTTCTTCAGGCCCGACGTTGGTGCCGGCTACGTGGTGGACGCCCGAGACTGCCCCCGCGCGTTCCTGGACTGGGTCGTCTCCATCGACTACGGCACTTCCGACGCTTTCGCGGCAGGTTTGTACGGCCTGGCACAAAATCCTTCTCAGAATGCCCTCAGGTCGTGGTTTTTGGTCGGGGAGTACTACTATGACCCGAAGGAGCACCGAGGCCGCCAGAAAGCCCCTACGGAGTATATAGAGGACTTGATAAAATTATGCAGATGGAAGGGGCATCCGATATACCCCGATATCCTCTGCGATCCGTCAGCTGCGGCGTTCATCACCGAATGCAGGAGGTCAGGGCGGGCCGAAGTGGAGAACATCCGGGGGGCCGACAACAGCGTGAAAGACGGCATCCTCGACGTGGCGACGATGCTCAGCCAGGGATGGCTCAAGATCTCGTCGGATTGCCCGAACGCCATTAAATACATCAATAATTATCGTTGGGATGAGAATAGTAAAGAGGAGAAGCCACTACACGACGGAAGCCATTTTCCAGACGCATTAAGATATGGCTGCCGTTATATGATTAGGGAGATGAGATAATGATCTGCATGTGTTGCGGCGCGCGCGCCCCCGTGGTGGAGCGGGTCGCCCTGGAGAGCCTCGAAGGCGGGGTTATTCGTCGTGTCGTCATCGAAAATCAACCGATCTGTGATGATTGCCGGGTGGCGATCGCCAGGCGGGGGGCGGAAAACGACCAGCTCCGGAGGGAGCGGGACGAATGATGCAAACTGATCTTTCGTTTCTGGACGAAGGCAAGCCGTGGCCTCCGATCGGCGAAGCCGAGCGGATCGCTAGGATGACGGCCAACATTGACATTTTCAATGGGGGACGGGGCTCGTTTCTCGTCATGAAGAACTGGATGGACAAAGACGTCGAAGTCCGGCCGAAAAAGCTCCACATCAGGGTCCCCCTCCCAGAGAAGGCGGTCGGGGTAGTCCTGAACGGCGCACTCCCCGAGCTGGAGCTGTCGGTGGCCTCGGAAGCCATGAACGCCAGGTTCAAGGCTTGGATGACGCGCGATCGGTTCCCCCTAACTCTGGAAGAGGCCGGTGTTGATTGGTGCCGGTGCGGCGTCGGCGTCCTGAAGGTTTCGCGATCCGGGGAGGCAGTGAAAATCCGGGCGGTGAGGCCCGATTGCTGGATCCCGGTGTGTTGGCCCGACGACGACCGCGAGTTCAGGTACCACGTACTGTTCACGCAATGGACCGAAAAATCTGATAGCGGCTCAGAATCCGCCTGGATGAAAATCGAAATCCACTCGGAGATGACCATAGAGTATCGGTTGTATCAGATCAGCGAAGCCGGGAAACTGGTGAGACGTGACCTCGCCGAGAAGGCGAACCTTTTCGAGGGCTACGATCTCGATGGGAACGATAGCCAGCCGGTGCCAGGATGGTGCGTGTTCCCAGTCTGGAACTCCCGGACCACCGACCAGGCATATGGCATCCCAGACGCATCGTTCTCGCCGGAGGCTCTCTCGATCGTCGAGGCACTGGAGATGGCACTCAGCCAGCGGCGCTATAATCATTCGGGCCACTCCAAGCCCGTAACAGTGGTCTCCAGGGGGAGCATCAAGAGTGACCCCTACACCGACCGGACCAAAACGGACCTCGAAAAGCCTCTCCTAGTCTGGGGAGACGAGACGGACGCCTCCCGGGCCGTGGCGTTCGTCGCTGCTCCCCTGGATTCGTCGCCTCACATCTCCCAGGAGCTCACCGATCTCCTGATTGCGTTTGTGAACGTGACGGAGCTATCGGCCGCGATGGTGTCTGGTATCGATTCCGCAAATGTCGCCAGCGGTCGGGCCCTGATGCTGGAGCTGACGCCCACGATGGACCACCTCAGACGGTTCCGGGCGGCGTTCTGGGATGTAATCCCCGCTGTCCTGGAAGCAGCGGGTCGGCTGGCGACCCCGGCGTCGGGGCTCCCGCCGATCGCGGCCGAGGACATCCAAATGAACTGGGAGCTGTCGCTCGCCACCGATCCGACCGAGACGGCTCAGCGGCTCGAAATATTGTGCCGGGCCGGGATCTACTCCCCACAACAGGCCCATCGTGAGCTCGGGCTATCCCAGGAGGATAGCGATCGGATCATGGACGAGATCGAAGCCAACGCCACGGCGAAAGCTCCGAGCGGGCCGGAACTGGAACCTTTGGCTCTTGAGATCCCGCCGGGTGAGGTTTCGTGAAGACCGAAGACCAGATCCTCCAGCTGACCGACGCCCAAGCCGAGAACCTGATCCGGCTATACGAACGGGGCGAGGCCCGGATCGAAAAGCAGATCAACCGGGCCCTCCTCAGTGGCGGCGATCCCGAATACCTCCAGGCGCTCCAGGCCAACGTCAAGACGGCGAGGGCGGATCTGTTGGCGGGTTCCCGGGAGTGGTGCCAAAAGTCGGTCCCATACCTCTATCGCGAAGGCGTGGCCTACGCCGATGATATGGCTTTCTCGACCCATCTCTCGGCGGGCTTCGGGACCGTCCACCAGCAGGCTGCGTCCGCCCTGGCGGAAGCCACCTATTCGCGAATGGTCGACATGGACGGCGTGATCGGCCGGCGGGTGGATGACGTGTTCCGGGCCGTCCAGCTCGAAGCCGCCGAGGGCGCGGTCCTGGGGTCGGAGGCAGTCCAACAATCGGCCAAAGTGATGAAAGAAAAGCTCGCCGAGCGCGGCATCACTGGGTTCGTCGATCGGCTCGGCCGCCAGTGGTCGATGAGGACGTATACCGAGATGGCCGTCCACCAGGCGACGATGGATTCTTTCCGGGAAGGAACACGGCTCAGGTTGCTTGAGCATGGGTACGATCTGGTCGTCTTCTCTGCCCATCTGGCGGCCTGCCCCCTATGTGTCCCCTGGGAAAACCGGACGGTGAGCCTCACCGGAAGGACGAAGGGCTACCCGACTCTCGCGGACGCTAGGGCGGCGGGCATGTTCCACATCGGGTGTCGGCATATATGCACGCTGAGCCCCGACGAGGCGGGCTGATCCGGGCGATATAACAAACTATATATACCATAATCAATAAATAACTCGCCATCGAATCTTCGGCTCAGGCAATCTATCCTCGTCTCCCCGGACGCTAAACGGGCGCTGCCTGCTGCTGGAGACGTCGCCGCCGTCCGATATCGGCGAGACTTAGCGGGTGCTTTCCCATGACTGATGATGAGAAGAAATTCACTCAGGCAGACGTTGACAGGATTCTAGGGGACCGCCTTAAAAACCACGTTCCGAAAGCCGATTTTGAGGCGTTGCAAGCGGAAGTCGAGGCGCTGAAGGGCTACAAGACCAAGTTCGAAGAGCTAGAATCCGCAGGCCAGACCGAGGCCGAGAAATGGAAGCGAAAGGCCGAGGCCGAGACCAAAAGGGCCGATGCCGCCGAGAGGAAAGAGTCGGATCGGCTCGCCCTATTGGAGCTACAGAGGACGGCCAAAGGCCTGGTCGACAAGAGGAAGCTCCGAGAAGGGGCATATGATCTGATCGAGGGCATGATCCGGCCCGGCGACGATATCTCGAAGATCGAAAAGGAATATCTGCCGAAGGTGGAGAAGTACTTTCCGCCCGCCAACGTGGGGGGCGGCGGCCGAGACATGACACCCGATCTGAAACCCAACGAATTCAATCGAATGGTTCTCCAGGCAGCGGGCAGGGGGGGCCGATAACGAGGTATTACCTATGGTTGACAACTACGATAATTATATTGGAAGGTCGGCGGAACTCCTGCCGACTGAGTACAGCAAACAGATCATCGAAGCCATCCCGACTCAGAGCTTCTGCCTCCAGAAGATGAGGGGCCTGCCTCCCGTCTCCTCGAAGGTGACGCGGATCCCGATGCTGAACAGCTTTCCGAACGCCTACTTCGTCGATGAGGTGGCGGGCGAATATGCCGCTGCCAACCTGAAAAAGACCACGAAGATGGATTGGACCGGCGTCACGATGACTATGGAGGAGATTGCCGTCATCGTCCCGGTTCCCGAAAGCGTGATCTCCGACATGGCATCCCAGAACTTCGACCTGTGGGGGATGACCAAGCC